TTCTCCGCGCAGCTCATGCACTGCCACCGCCGGTTCTTTCCCCCGTTCAACATCTTCCATGTTCCCCCCTGTATCGGTCGTCGATGCATACAGTGCGAGCACCACCTGGTGCCCAACACGGCCTCCTCCCTCAACGTGACGTGCCTGTATAGCTCATTAGCCACCGAGATCCTCCCTCACTGCCTTACAGAACCAATCCAAGGGCACCACCGCCCTCCAGGGCTGCCCAGAGCGCCTGAATATCACCACGGGCACAGGCGAGCCCACAGAGCCCTCAGAATCGATTTGTGAGCTGGTGGTAACCGACAGCTCCACCTGCTTGCACCAATCCTCGATGGCCAGGCGCTCCTGGCGCTTGACCTCGATGCAGAATCGGCCTATCTCGATGTCGTGGCCACCGTCCCTGGCCTGGCCAAGCTTGCGCTTGACCTCGAACCCCAGCTGGTCAGAGAGTATCCCGGCCAGCTCGCGCTCGCCAGTGGCCCCCTTGTTTCTTCTGCCACGGCCGTTCATCGCACACCGCCCAACATCTGATCTAGCCTGGACGCGACATCCGCGTACCTGGCCTCGAGCATCTCGCGCAGGGCCTGCTCGACCAGGCTAGAACGGCTGCGGCGCTGGTCCTCAACTGCCCTCTCGAGCAGCTGACGCGTGTCAGGGCGCAGCCTAACCATCAATGGGCGGTTCTGGGTTGCCATTTAGTTCCTTTGGTAGCACTGTGAATGCACCGAATAATAACCGAATGCGATCATGGGCAACCAATATTAGGGAAACCACCTATAAATTACCTGCTTACAAGGGGTTTGACATTGCAAAACAACTTGGGCACTATTCGTTTTGTATTGCACAGTGCAATCACCAACCACCGAGATACAGGAGTTGAAAATGAAATACGTTGCCTACTACCGCGTCAGCACCGACAAGCAGGGCGCCTCTGGCCTCGGCCTCGAGGCCCAGCAAGCGGCTGTGGCGTCATACGCTACACAAATTGTTCACTCGTTCACCGAGATCGAATCCGGCAAGGACAATGATCGCCCACAGCTCGCAGCTGCGATTGCGATGGCCAAGAAACTTAAGGCCGCGTTATTGATTGCCAAGATTGACCGCCTATCGCGTGATGCCGGGTTTTTGTTTACGCTTCGCGGCTCCGGTATCAACATTGTGGCCGCGGATATGCCACACGCTGGCACCCTTGATTTCGGTATGCGCGCTATCTTCGCCCAGCACGAACGGGAGGAGATATCTCGCCGCACCAAGGCGGCCCTGGCAGCGGCCAAGGCCCGCGGGGTCAAGCTTGGGTCGCCAAACCCAGCCAAAGCATCAGCTGCAGGCGTCGAGGCCGTCCAGGCAAGCGCAGATGCGTTTGCCAACCGCGTTGGTCCAGTGGTCCGCGAGATCATAGCCAAGACCGGGTCCAAGTCGCTGCGTGACATTGCAGCTGCCCTGTCAGCTCGCGGCGTATGTACGCCACGCGGCAATATCACATGGTCGCCTAGCCAGGTGGCCAACCTAATGAGACGGGCCGCTTGATGTATGGCGTTCTGTTTCTGGTCGGCATTGTGGGATTCACCTTGGCCATTGGCTGGGTGGTCCACCGTTCCGACCGCATTCACTGCAACCGACTGACCGCCCAGCAGAAGAGAGAGCTGGGCAAGATGGTCGATCAGCTGCAGAACCACGCACCATTCGATAACTAAACCAGAGGAAAAATCAATGAGAAAAGTAAAGCAAGACCACTTCGTTGACCCGCGCACTAACTTTGCCCGCAGCTGGCGTGACAACCTGCCGGTGGAGCCAGCCCAGGACGAAGACCCACCCTGGCTCAAGGTGATTGCAACCGTGTGCCTGGCGGCTGTGATCCTGACCGCAATGTTTGTCTGAGGAGCTCATCCTATGAGACAGAATGAGTGGATTCTCGAGGAGTTGCAACGCGGTGTTCACGTTACGCCAATCGCTGCGCTGGCCGGGTGCCAGTGTTTTCGCTTGGCGGCCAGGATCGCAGAGCTGCGCGATATTGGCCACAACATTCACACCACGATGATTTACAGCAACGGCAAGCGCTACGCTAGCTATCGACTAATTAAATTGAAGGGAAAGAAAAATGGTAAGTAAAGTCACGCCTGACACAATGCTGTCGGCATCTCGTCTCACAGCTGTCATGGGGCTATCGAAGTATCGGACCCCAAATGATGAGCTCGAGTGCTCAATCAACGCGATGCAGTTTATCGAGCGCGAAGACATTGGCAATGAGGCCATGGCCTGGGGTAACCTCATGGAGCCACTCATTTTGTCCCAGGCCGCCGAGCGCCTGCGCCTGTCTGACCTGGTAATCGATCACCCCAGCGCTAGGTACCACGCGGAGCTGCCGCTGTGCTGCTCCCTCGATGGGACCGGAGATGGTGGCGGCCAGGTTATCCACCATGACCCAGACTCTGGCATTTATGTTGTCGGAGCTGACAGCATCAGATTAGATGGCGTCGGAGTGCTCGAGGCCAAGTTAACCTCGATGGACGTAGAGGACAGCCCGCCACTGTGGCGGGGTCCGATCCAGCTGCAGGCACAGATGGACATAGTCCACGCGAAGTGGGGATGCGTGGCCACACTCTATCGTGGCACGGCACTGCGGATATTTTTATTTGAGCCGCACCAGGAAACCATCGATTACATTGCCAGGGTATCCAGAGAGTTCCAAGACAAGCTCGATAAGTGGAAGGAGACCGGCGAGATTGACTACTACCCCCCGGTGGACGGAGAGCGCTGGCCAGAGCGTCGCGGACCGTACCCGGTCACGGAGGAGACACTGCAGCTCGATGAGCGCGCAGCTATCATCGCGGCCTCGATATTGTCAGCTAAAAATGAAATTAAAAAATTAGAAGACGACGTTTCCGCAAGCGAGCAAGCAATCAAGTCGCTGCTTGGAAACGCCGAGAGTGGTGTCGCTGGCCAGTATGTCATCAAGTGGCCAATAAAAAACTACAAGGCACAGCCAGCCAAGACCGTGCCGGCGAAGGATGCATACACCATCAGACAGTCCACCGTATCAATTAAGGAGGTAAAAAATAAATGAGCCCAAAAGACCAAAAGCTTATGAACTCACGGTTGCAGGCGGCGCTTAAGCTGCAGGCGCTGTGCTTTGATGCCGCCAACCGAACACCTGGCAGCTTTATGAACAGAGACCGCGCAATGGACGTAGTGGACGCGCTAGTCACGGTCGTGCTCGATACCGTGGATCAATTTTTAATTGATGAGCAACACAATTGTGTACACGCCATCGACACACACCAACAACGTGTCGATAAAACCGCAAAACATCAACATAAGGAGGACAAAAATGCCAAAGCTTGCAACTCTGAGATATAGGAAATCGGGCGGCATGAAAGGTTACGTTAGCTTAGACCTTCGCTTCTTTGGTCTTCCAAAAGTAACGCAGCAAGAGATTATTCAAGATTACTTTTTTTATCTTGCGGCTTTGCTTGGGGAAATCAAGGGTTTAGATTCGACACCAAAAAAGAAAGGAAACAAAAATGCAGCTGCAACAAACTAACCAGGGCTTTGCGCCCGTCACGCTTGATGAGGCCATGAGGTTTTCCGATATGTTGGCCAAGTCACAGATGGTTCCAAAGGCATACCAGGGAAAGCCAGAAGATGTGCTGGTAGCAATTCAGTGGGGACGCGAGCTGGGCCTGGCCCCGCTACAGGCACTGCAGAACATCGCGTGCATAAACGGCAAGCCATCAGTCTACGGCGACGCAGCTATGGCGCTGGTGCAAGCCAGCCCCGTCTGCGAAGACATCGAGGAATACTTCGATGGCGAGGGCAGCCCAAACCCGGTGGCGATTTGCGTGGCAAAGCGCAAGGGGCGTACTCCGGTCACGGTCAAGTTCTCAGTCGAGGACGCCAAGCGAGCTGGGCTCTGGGGCAAGCAAGGGCCGTGGACCGCGTACCCCAAGCGAATGATGCAGATGAGGGCTCGTGGCTTTGCGCTGCGCGATGCGTTCCCAGATGTACTCAAGGGATTGATCACCGTCGAGGAGGCCCAAGATTTCCCAGGCCAGCAAGAGAGAGACATCACCCCCGCGAAGGCCACCAGAAACCCGCTAGACGCCCTCCCAAAGCCAGAGCCTATGGTTGCCCTACCTGATCTGCTGGAGCCCGCTGCAGAGGGCGACGACGGCCAGCGCCACCATGTCGAGGTGGGGCAGGCATCAGCTCAGATGGAAGAGGAGGTCGCCCAGGAGCCCGAGGGAAAGCCTGATGCGTGCCACCACCTATTTGTGCCTGGCAAAGATGAACCCGTAGCCGAATACTCGACGCTATCTGATTGGGCCGCGGCCTACGAAGTGATGGCAGACAAGACAGCTAGGGCAAAGCTGCGCCCACCTCGGGAGAGGATGACAGCTCTGCGCCGGCTCAAGGAGGCCAACGAATCTGTGATGAAAAAAATTACACCCGCAGACAGAATCAATCACACGGCGGCCTACAGTAAGCGCCTGGCCACGCTGGGTGCCATGTTAGAGGGAGAGGCAGCATGAGATATCTAGCCTTAGTTTTGTTGGTGTCTGGGTGCGCGGCCAACCCCACAGTTGATGCGCCAAAGACGCAAGAGATTGTGATGGACAAGCAGGTGCAGGCGATGTCTCGCAATGAGGTCATCATTGCCGTGAGAGAGTGCGAGAGCTCTGGCCTGAGAGCTGTCGTTATAAACGGAAAGCGCAAGATCAACGGATTCACCACAGACATTGTGGTGGACGTTACCTGCGCTCCCAGGTTTGTTTTTTAGGCAACCAGACCAGGCAGGTAGACTGTTTTGCCTGCTTGCTTGGTCGCTGTTAGGTTTTGTTTTTTAAGGTTTCCTGGGTCATATGAAACGTGGACCCACCCAGAATCTGGAACACCCGGCGTGTAGAACTCAAGTATGAGCTGGGTGTATTCCAGGTTGTCCATGATCCAGATTGCTAGGTCCGCGTTCGGGATGCCTGGGATTTCGATGTCCGCTGCTTGCCCTTTGCAGTGGTCCGACGTGGGCGAGCCACCGACTTTTTGATTGGCGGCTGGGCTGCGGTAACCGGAGTTGACTTTGACCCCCGTGTTGAAATGCTCTCTAACAGGTTGAAGAATCTTTTCACATAGTCTTTTAAGGTTTTCAATTTCAATCTCCCCTGGTGTGTTGTCAATGTTGTGGCGAAGAGCTGT